TGTCTTTGATGCTGGGGTTAGACCAACGCCAAACTGGACATAGCCTCCACTTCCACCCAATCCTAGATTGCCCTGCCTTACCCGATAAGGGGTCGCCATTAGAGATTCTTGCAAAGGGTCGAGTGACTTTCTTTTCCCCCACAATCTCTGAGAAGGAGGAGCGATCTGAACCAACCAAGGCCATCCAGCCGTGCAAGCAACATTGATAATAAACATCTCGGGTTTGATCGCCAGAATCTATAAAGACCATTTTGGGCTGTACCTTAAACTCGTCTGCCTTTGCTTCGATGTCTCCCCAAGTCTCAAGGCGGCCAGCCCATACCATCCGAGACTTGCCTTCATCGTTATACGCTCGAACCAGTACCCAAGTATGAAAGCCACCGGACTCTTGCACATCGACGGACATCACACACTTCTCGCCCTCCCTCACTTCACCCATCTTGTAGCCTCCCGCCTTAATCTCAATCCGCTCTTGCTCATGCTCAAGCCAAGGCTCGGCCAATACTCGATTGATAAAATCTTGTAAGCCCACGATTCCCGCATACTTGTCTTGCAAAAACTTCACCGCCAAGCTCCCGAAAGTCACCCACGGAGCGTATAGGCCATTGAGGTGATACGAGCGTCTAGCTGGTTCGCCGTTGGGGTTGGTTGCCCTCCACTCCCCCCCTCGAAGCATAGCGGTTTTTTGTCCATCGGTAATTGGCTTCTTGCATCCCTCGCACTCATAAAAGGCTGAGGATTTTACTAGGGCGAAGTCATAGACGCTATCCTCTAATTTTGCTTTATCGTCCCACTTCACTTGCCCCCAAATAAGTTTCTGTTTTAATCCGCAGTATGGGCAAGGCACAAAGAAAAAGCGCATATCCCCTTTTAGCCACTCGCTCCAAATGATTGAGTCGGCAGTTGTTGGGGTGCTTGTGGCGATGATTAAATGATTCGGATAGGTGCTTACCCTAGCTTCTGCAAGTTGAACTGGATTGGCCTCTCGCCCTGCTCCCGCTTGCTCTGGGAACTTGTCCACCTCATCCATGCAAAGCAGAGCAATCGAGCGACTAGAAAGAGCAGAGGGGCTAGTACCAGCCCACCAGACCGAGCATCTTTTGAAATGCTGTTCGAGAATCTTGATCTTATCTGTGTTGTCTGGCTTTTCTCTGGCTAGGGCTGGGCAGTCCTCAACCATTGGTAGCCATCTAGTTTCTGTGAATGATCTGGCTAAATGCTCGGAGGGCATCACCCACAAGACGGGGCAAGGCCGCTCAGCTATTCTATACGCTAGGCCAGCTAGGATAGTTGTGGTCTTGGATGTCTGCGCTCCCCATACCAAAACAACTCGCCTAATTGAATCATCCCCGAAAGCCTCTAGGGGTTCTCTCACATAGGGGGTGAGGTTTGTCGAGTAAGCACCGGGTATGTTCGTCACCCTTGCCGATAGAGTGAGATTCTTTTCTGCCCATTCTGGAATTGAAAGATGCTCTCTGGGCTTGAATAGTTCTCTAGTGAATCCGTTGACTTCCGCAAGCGGGTTCATCGCTTCACCATATAATCTTTTGCATAAGCCCACGCTGGGTTCATATGAATCTTGTGGTGGCAATCAAAGCACACCGCCAAGAAAAACTCCGACTCATTGAGCCTGTCCCCGAATCTCCCCCGCCTATGATGAACTTGACTAGCTACGCTTGAACATACTTGGCAAAGCGGATTGAGCGTTAAGAACTGCTCTCTCACTTCCTTGTAAACATCGTTCTGCAACTTCCGCTTTTTAGAGACTCGGCGTAGCGGGGTCTTGCGTTTTAGTGGGGAGCGTTTCATTTTAAGCAACTTTCCCGATAGGTGTATTTTGGGATAATACAATCCATTGTTGTGAAATAATTACTGATCGGGAAGGTTTCATTATATTTTCCGAACAACAAATGTATAGGCAATAAGAAAGGCGGCATCAAACCAGCCTAGTTTATGGCGACCGCTAGCCGTTGTTAAAACAATCAGCAAGTAAAGAGCTATAATCAATGGCTCACAGAATTTAAAGATATAGTCGATTGCTGTTTTCATTCGTCGAAGGAAGAAAGGCTAAGGCCAAGGATTGATATGGCAACCAGCAAAAGCAAGAAGCACTCGTTCACTTGTTAATCCATTTCCCAATACACTCAAACAAGGTGACGATCAGATAGGCCAGGATGATGAATCCCCAGAAGGCCACATTGATTAGCACGATTCCTAGCACTATCCCCACGCCTATTTTTAGTCCTAGTATCATTTGAATTCACCCTCTGCTTTTTGGATGGTGATAAAGATTTGATCTACCCCTTCTTGAATGGCCACCTTCGCACACTCTGGGTCGGAGGGGTTGGCTCGGGCTGAAAGAGAGGATGGCATTGCGTCCATCAGGTTGCGGATTGCTCCGAACCAAGTTGTGATAAATTCCCGCACTTCGTCCATCCTAATCGTCTGCCTTGTTGTTTCCTCATACCGAGCGTGTTCCATTTCGGCTTCTGATACTCGCTTCTTAGCTTCGCCCCATCCATTGATTGCAGACCGCATCGCAACTGGGTTTTCTGCGTTCTTTGCTTTCACCACCAGATCGTAGGCGGCCACTTCTATTTTCTTTGACCTCTCCAATCTTCCCAAGGAATTTACCAATCTGAATGAGCTTGCATCTAATTCTTTCTGTGGCTCTGAGGACGGCAACGATTTCGGAAGGATTGACCTTGCTGTGCTTACCCTTGTTTGATTTGCCAACCTCCATCGTTGAGCGTCCGATTCGGAGGTAAGGGGCATCCCCCGCTTCACCATCCTTGAGAGTTGCCCCTTGTCGATGCTCCATTTTTCTCGGAGTTCTTTTTGCGTAATCATTGGCTAGGGCTATGGCAGAGGGGTAGTCCTCGTTCATTTGGCAAGCGTTGCCTTCTTGTTGGTGAGGTTTTCCCATCGCTTCACAATTACATCGCAGTAGTTGGGGCTGATTTCCATTCCGTAGCATTTTCTGCCTAATTGCTCGGCGGCGATTAGGGTTGTTCCAGAGCCTAGAAATGGGTCAAATACAAATTCTCCTGCATGATTTCTAATTGGACGAGCCATACATTCAGTTGGCTTTTGCGTTGGGTGTCCTCGGGCTTCGCCAGACGCTCCTTGCTGTCGCTTAATGTCCCATACTGTCGGCTCATTGTTTGGACCAATCCAGCTTCTGTTCTTACCCTTCCACCCATACATACAAGGCTCGTGTTGTGGCTTGTAGTCCCATCGTGAAATGATGAGCGAGGTTTTGTTCCACACCAAATCGACTTGGAAATGCCAATCATCAAATGGCCACGCATTCCAGAAGTGTTTCCCGTCTTCTCCCGATGGATGCCAAACATAGATGGCCGCACCTTGACCCAGAACCGAGTCGCATGATGAAAAAACACTCGAAAGCCATTTAGCGAAATCTGATCTGTTGTCGTTTGCGATTCCACCACTCCAAATCTTTTCTTTCTTTTTTAGTATCTTACCGCTTTGAATATAGTTCCCCTCATAGTCTACATTGTATGGAGGGTCTGTTACCATCAACTGCATTAATTGGCCGTTCACGAGTCGGGTCATGTCCTCTACCTTCGTTGAGTCCCCGCAAAGAACCCTATGATCCCCCAGAAGCCACAAGTCACCCAGCTTGGTGATCGCATCCACCGGAACCTCTGGAACTTCGTCCTCTTCTATTGGATGCACGGATTCCATCATTTCGGCGATTTCATCCATAGCAAACCCTGTTACTTCCATGTCCAGATCGCCTGTGTCGATTTCCTCTAAGATGTCTTTGAGCATCGGCATATCGAACTCTCCGCTCAGTTTGTTCAATGCGATGTTGGCCGCCTTCTCCTTCTGCTCGCTAAGATCAACCGCCCATACCTCCACCTCAGTCTTGCCCATCGCTTGATAGACCTTGAGCCTCTGGTGGCCTCCAACCACATTCCCAGTTCGAGCGTTCCAAGTAATCGGCTGGATATTTCCAAACTCGGCGAGGCTTTTTGTTAGCCTTCCCATCGACTCATCGCTGATGGTTCGTGGGTTATATTTTGATGGTGAGATTTCAATGATTTTTTTAATTAGCAAGCAAGGGTAGTTCATCTTTTCTTTATCCTTTGTTGACGCAAGTGTTTTCAAGTCAACTCGCACAAAATAATTGCGTTTTTCT